GGGACGCTTGGCGCAAGGGCCAGAAGAAAAATGGGTATTGGCCGGGCGCTGGGCCGGCTTGGCAGGCTTCGTCATATGCTATCCTCTCAGATAGAAGCCCCTCGTTGGGGAGGGGTGTCCCGCCGCTGTACCTATAGAAAAGCCCAGAAAAGCGCAATAGCTGAAATGGAGACATGCAAGTTCTTGCAGTTTCGACCAGAACGACTCAAGAACATGCTGACACGTTTGACACGTTTTAGGCACAGCCTCGTTCCCTTTGCGTTCACGGCCCCTTTACCACCGCCACAATCGCCTTGTAATAAGTCACGCCCCACACGAACACCGACGTTCCCGAAAGCCAGATAAGGAAACGCACGGCCTTCTGCGCCCCCCTCGCCTCGGTCATTAGCGTGTGGATTTCATCGACCTTCTTATCCATGGAATTCACGGAGTCCGTGAGGTATTGTACTTTTACCTCAAGAGCGACGACGCGCTCTCTTATTTCCGACTCCGCAATCATACCGGCTCGCCCAGCTTAAATGTCGAGCCCTTACCAGACGACAAGACGCAGGCAGTCCGTCCGTCCGTCTGGAGTACCGTCCAAGTCCCCTCTTTCGAGTCGAGAACCGCCAACCGCCCGCCCTTCGGGCTATCGCCGAACCACCGGAGCTTTTCACCATACTCGCTCTTGAGGAAGTCCGTGATGTCCTGCAACGGGCCGCAAACTGGCGTCGTCGGCTGGCTCTCCTGCGCATAAGAGGGGTAGGCTATTAGCATGCAAATCAGGGAAAGCAAGCAAGCTGCGGAGATGGTAAGCCAGGCTTTGAATTCGCGTGTCATTGTACCTGTCCTTTCAGGGTTTCCAACCGCAAGCCCGTTCACCGAACTTGTTGAGTTTTAGGATTTGGGTTGTGGTGCCGTCCGTTAGGGCGTCCTTAGTAGACGGGCGTATGGGTGTCGTCACAGCGCAGAACTCGCTGGATCTAATCGTCTTTGCGCATCCACCGGCCAAGCTCATCGCGGCGGCTACCAGGAGATAGGCGGTCAACTTCTTCATCGGTAGATTTCCTCTGTCGGATGGCCTCGTCGCGCTGCTTGGCTTCCTCCAGCATGGCGGCGTTCCTGCCGTCTAGGCGGGCTCGGAAGTAAGCAAAGATCAGGAACAGCGCCCCGCCGATAATGACGGAGGCGTATCCCTTGGCGCGGGTGAATAGGGAAAGGATGAAGGCCGGCATCACTCGGCCCGATCCGCGATATATTTGTTAATGCGGTTGATTTTGCTGCGGTCGAAAAGCCACCAACCGAGCACGAGCAGGTTGACGCCAAGGCCAACGAAGGCGTCCAGCGTGGCGGAGTCGAAATAGCCCTTGGCCAGGAGCACCCCGCCAATTATTTGAAGGAGCTGCCTAAGGACGGGAATGAACAGATCGATTGTCATTTCGGAGGGCTCCTAAACAGAGAGAGGATTGTGGTGATGAGCGCGGCCAGCCAATTGGCGGATTTTGCGGGGTTTACGCCATTTGGCATAGGCTTCGGCTCGGGGAGTCCCGACGTTTTCGCGTTGAGGAACTGGTCACGCTCTGCTTTGCGACGGTTCGTCAGGCCCTTGAGGGCTTTTTTCTTGCCGCCCACAGAAACCTTATCCCAAACCAAGAACTGGTTTGCCGCGCCATAGCGGTTGCCCTTGTTGAGCTCCTTGACGAGGGTCGACTTCTTGAATGCGCCGGAACCTATGTTGAAGGCGAGCGAGACGAGGGCGTCGAATTCTCCTTGCTTGAGGGGGACGGTCACGGCGTCGTTCACGGCCGCCTCGAAAACGGTGAGGTCGCGCGACAGGATATCGTCCGCCTCCTTGGCGGTGATGGTCATTCCCACCTTGACGACTGGCGCGCCAGCGGCGCTTGTGTGGCCTACCCCAATCGTGCGGATACCTACCGAGTCTTTATAGGACTCCAGGCGCACGCCTTCTCGTTCCGTGATCGCCTTGCGACCCGCAGTGCTGGTTTTCATAGCGATGTCCTTGGTGGAGTTTTTCTGAGTTATACTGGCTTGTCGGTGGGGAGTATAACGGGTCAGTCGTAGCGCAGGACGGATACAAACTGCTGGATCATCCCAATGAGTTCGGCCTTCGTTACGTCTGCTACCTTATGCTCACCGCACATCAGCTCGCGCTTGATGGACTTGTCTTCGTTCAATGTCACTCTTACGTGGTATCCTTGCATTCTCGCCATATCCCTTTATGCGGCTCGTCCCGAGACCATCGCTGCGGTTATAGTGTTGCGTCCGCACTCACCGAACTCCCGGTGATACGTGATGACTTTGGCGCTACGGCCAGACATCCAGTTTGATCCGTACGCGTCAGGCGCGGCGAGCGTCTCGTGCTGTTCGACCTTCATCAGGTCGGTGGTTTTCAGCTCGTCAGAGTGCTTGTGTGCGGTGTGCGCATAGCTTAGACGTGTGCGTCCGTAGACCTCGCGGAACTTGCCCACAAGAATGGAGTCGACGTTCTTGACGCCGCGCCTGTGGCCATGGTGATAGAACAGCGACACGTCACCGTGTTCTATGACGGAATAGGTCCCTGGGTTAGTGTCCACCCTCAAGCGAGGCTCACCTTCGTAGAACGCGGCCAGCATCTCGCGCAACCATACCCCACCTGCGGGGTCGTGGTTGGCGTCGCACATGATCACGTCTACTTGCTCGTGTTTCTCAAGCAGCATGCCTATGACGGCTCGCACGATGCGGATGGCGGCCCGTACCATCTTGGGATACCGCGAGTCGCTGTCGAGCAGGTGGCCGTGCTCCGGCGTGACACTCTTGAACGAGTCGTAGTGCAAGAAGTCTCCGAGCTGCGCGAAGATTGCTCGTTTGGCTGGCGGTGCCTGTGCGACTGCAGCGGCGAACCAATCCATAATCAGTTGTTCGCCGATGCGAAGATCATAGTCCCCTGCCCCGGTTTCTTCGCCCCACGCCAGAGCACCCAAGTGGTGGTCCGCAATAGTGTATTGGTTGAGCAGGTGTTCGATGGTGTGCTTAGGCGCTGCGGTTGGTGCTGCACGCGGCAGATCATCTTTGAACCCGTCAAGGGCCGCCCGCATGGCCGCTTCACGTTGCCCTGCGTCCTCTTGCGTCTTGACCCACTGCCCACCCTTCAGCCTGCCGTCTGCGTCGACGTAAGCCGAGATACCCTTGATGCGGTGGCCCTCTGGAACCTCGAAGACTTCTCCGCGCTCAGGCCGCTGCTCGATTGTGGTGCCGCGCGGACCTGTCTGGAGACGCGTTACCTCGAACCCAGGCATGGTTGGAACAGCTGGGGGAAGGAAGCCACGACGGCCCGCTATCACCAGCCTGTCCTTCAGGGTTGAAGCCGCCATCCCGAGAGCGTCGGCGGCAGCCTGCTTGTTACCGCCCGCTGCTTGACACGCAGAGACGGCCTCCCGCAACTGTTCGTCGCTGAGGGCCATAAGATACCTCGTTATTTTTGTGGGGGGAGGCAAAAGAAAAGCGGCCTCTAAGGACCGCTGGGGCACCCAGCCGAAACGCGGGTGGACGATACATTATTGATACTTACGCAACCGGGTATAGTCAACGCAACCGGAGAGTTTACCCCCGATAATCATGGGGCGATGAACTGGTATTTGCATACAGTTTGCTCGGTGCCGTTGGCTATGCTCAAAGGATCACCCACCAAGTCATAGTCCGCCGGAACATTCGGGAGATCGCCTACGGTGTAGGACAAGATCCCCCAGTCCTCGTCAATCGCCTTTTGCACCATCCTGTCGCGGAATGAGTGAAAGGTCTCCCCCTCCGCCGATGTCTCTTCGCCTACTGCATCAGTCATATCGTTACCTCTTCGGGTTGCGTGGGCCGTCAGGCGTTATCGGAGAAACTGTACTGTTCGTATTGGATCACTCCCGATACCAGCCTAGCTTTCAAAACAATAAAGTCTCGTGTTGAGCTGAGGACACGGTCGGCGCCGGTGAAAATGTTCCCTGTCCCGTTTTTCACTGTGACATCGCGGGAGGATGTCCATGTGGTCAAAGTGATGATGTCGCCGTTCTGCGCCTCTGCATTCGTTATCGTGTCCAGGTCATCTGTCGCTGCCGCGGCCTCAGTGTCGATAAGATACCCCGAGGACGCCCTACCGCTAATCGTAAGGACGCCGCCTGATATGACGTTCTGCGCCGGGTCGCTGCGCAGGTTGAGGCGACCGCCGAATAGGGCGGGGAGCCCTCCGGATGCGTCACCGGCGTAGTACGTGAACCCGCCGCCTTTGGGTTGCCGCCCTAATCCTCGGACTGAGGCCCTGTTAATGACAACGTCGTTGCGGAAGTCGTGCATCCCATTCCTGTCGGCGAGGAATACGATAGTTTGGTACAGGTTCACGATCCGGTTCAACGATGGGATCGCGCCGGTTCGCTCTTCCATGCCGTAGATCAAGTGCACCTTGTCGTCATGTATCATGACGGCGCCAACCCCAACGGCCGATGCGCCGCCCGTCTCCCGGTGAGGGAGGGTGCCTATCCTGTAAATCTTCTTGGTGGAGCTTGACCAGGCGTTACCCGCGACAACAGGAAAGTCTAAGTAGAACGCGGATGTTAGCTCGTCGCTCGCGGCCCCCTCAAGCGTGCCATTCCGGTAGGAGCCGAATGCGTGAATCCTTCCATCTCTGATCTCAAACGGAATAGGGCTATCAGACATTCCGTTGGTGCCGAACGTGCCGGACGGGGCAGTATAAAGTGATATTGTCGTCAGGTCGTCAACGCCTGAATGCCAGTAGCGCGGGTTCTGCCCGTCCGTGCCATTTCTGATGAAACCGTAGTAGCGCTGCGTTGCTGCGTCATACCGGATTGTAGGCTCTTCAAATGAAGAACTCGCCCCAAGAATATACGAGGTCCAGGTCGCGCCGCTATCCGTAGAGCGGGCGGCTGCGGCCCCTTCGCCGTATGAGGTGCCCACAACGATTGAGCCGCCGTGGCCGGTCGTAAAATCGATCACCATGATCGGCTGTCCGGTGAACCCAACAGGCGTCGGGAACGTGATGGCCGTGACCGTCCATGCCGTAGTGTTCAGGTCTCCGGACGTGTCAGCCGTCACCGTGCGGTGCCAGCGCTCATAGGTGTATGGAGGGACATCCGTGGAGCCGGCCGGGACGCGCACGATCAGGTATTCCGTGGTTCCAGAATAGCCGGCAGACCAAAGCGTGCGGCCGGAGGCAGCCAAGTCAAGATACTCGCCGGGGGAATAAGTTGACCCGCCGTCATCTGACGTGAAGCATAGAATTCGTCCCGTCCCGTCCGCGTGGCTTTCTTTCTCCATCGCCCAAACGCGGAGGCTGTCGCCCAGCGGATAGCTTTTCACCTCGGCCCAGCCGGTGTAGAGAAAATTGTTTGTGATCTTCGCAGTGTCGGTGCGCAAGAAGTCACGGCTGATATATGTGACGCTCCCCACATTGAACGCCGCGTTTTTGATGAGTAGAAAACTACTAGGCACAGACGTGACTTTATAGGTGCGCCCAAACCCATCGATCTTGACGTTGAGCGCGAGAGCACCGGTGATTGCCGCGCTGTCATCGGTCGTGCCGTCACCGACCGCCCCAAACCAGAAGGGGTCTAGTTCATCGTTGAAGACTCGCACCCAAGCGCCAGCAGAAGACGCTATGGCCGTGGCCTTGATATAAACCCCCTCTCGCGTGTCGGCCGTGATGCGCGCCGAGAAGTCGCCGGAAGCGAACTTAAATGTCCCCTCACGGCCGGACTCTCCGAGATACGCCAAAACATACTTCGTCGTATCCAGCGCCTTCAACCCGGCCCTGGAGAACACGACCTGCTGCAATGGGCGCGTGTACCCGGAGATCTGCGCCATCATGGTCCGCATTGCGCCATCGAAGCCAGAGACGAAGCCAGCCCCGGTGATGTTTATGCCGGCAATGTCGGTGTTGTTTGAAGGGTCAGTATCCCAATCGGTGACGCTGTCTTTGGTCATCTATCTCTTCTCTTTGAAACGGAGGGCGCGCGCCGTCATCCCCGGCAGCGCCAGGGCCGCAGGGCTTGTGGATCGGCAGGGCTAATGAGAGCGAGTGGCTAGAGGCTGGTGGCCTCTGGCCACAGGGCGTCGATCTGCTCGTCGGATAGGCCAAGCACGCCGCCTACCAGGGGGATAAGCGGGTGCGTGCGTTCAAAGCTCGACGCATACCCCCACTCGATCAGGGCGGTTTCCTTTTCGGTGCCGTCCGGCATGGCCTCGATTGCTGCAGTCACCTGGGCCGGTGTGAGGCCCGCCCGGACGAGGCCGAGGCGGAATTGACGCGCCGTGAGGGGGCGCATGGCAGCGCGGGCCTCTTCTGGCGTCGGCGCGGGCGGTGGCACATAGGGGGCGATAGGGAAGTCTGGGTTTTCGGCCAACCAATCGCGGATCTTCGGGTTTAGGCCGAATACGCCCTCTGGGCGCGAGAGGTATGCCGACACGTCACGAGAGCCAGACGCATCCGTCGCATCGACCATAACCTCATAAATCCCGACCGTGTCGGTTGCGGCAACCGATAGGACACTGTGAAGAATGAATTCGCTCATTAGGCGGTCCTCTGATAGAGAGCATACGCGTCTGCGTCGACGGTCCGCCCGCGCTGGCGCCAGGTCCCCGTAAGCGCGCTTCCAGGCACACCATCGGCGACGTTTGCCGTGAAACTGGTGTTCGTCCCTACACGCAGGTAAATCGTTGCCGAGCCTGCCCTGTTGGCCGTACTGTCACGTGCGGCGACAACGGTGCCGATCGGGAAGTCAGCGTTTGTGTTGTCGCTGCCCGTGTAAACCAGGTCCGTGAAACCGAGGGTGGCAAGGGCACCGAGACCGAGGTTGGTCCGTGTCGTGGCAGCGCCCGTACCGGAGAACGAAACCGCCATATTGGAGGGCAAACGAATACCAGACGCCGTGATGTCAGCGACCGCCGAACCGGAATAGGTGAAGCGGATTGCATCGGATACACGGTAAATGCCAATCGAAGAGCCGAAGCTAACAGTTGGTGAGGCCGCCGACCCCGAAACCGCGCCGTTGCCAACCGTAAGCGAACCGCCCGCCAGGAAGTCTCCGTTAATGGTAAAGCCACCCGTCGAGGTGATCCGGGCTTGCGTTGTGCCGGAACTGGAGCCGTAAGTCCCTCCGTTGCCGAACAGAAGGTCACCCGTCGACTCCTGCGCGTAGGCCGCCCAGGTGTGTGTCGTCGCCTCCAAGAACAGGCGGCCTGAACTCGTGTCTGACGGCTTTATTCTCACCCCAAATGCGCCGCTGCTGGCTGGGTCGACAACTATCTCTGTAAATGTTTGCGTCGCCGACCAGGTGTTGGCCCCGTTCATGAACGGCACATTGGCCCCGGAGGTGGAGCCGATTGTGAAGCTGGCGTCCGGCAACGTTACAACGCGCGTGGACGCGGTCGAAATACTGCCGGCGTCAAACCGGAACCGCTTGGTAGCGTCTGCCGGGTCGCAGTATGTCCAAGTGTCATTGACGGGCTGCGTACCGGCGTTGACATCGGCGATCTGCCCCATCATGGTGCGCATCGCGTTGTCAAAGTTAGACGGCAGGTTAGCCCCAGTAATACCTATGCCCGCTATGTCTGTGTTGTTTGAGGCTGTTTGGTCCCACGCTCTTACATAGTCTTTAGACATGTAGAATAACCTTCTCTACCAGAGCCCACCAGTTCCGCTTCTTACGGCGCGGTCGAATTGTCTTGAGTCATGCTGAACGCTTCTGCCGTAGTCGTTCATGCGCCCATCGCCCTTGCTGACGCCCTTCGGCTTATCCGGGAAGCCGTCATTGCGCGTGATGGATGTGAGGGCCTTTGGCGCAAGCAGGCCGCCAGCGATGGCGCCCACAGGACCGAGAAGCATGCCGCCAAGGATGCCGCCGCCAATGCGGGTCAGCGCACCCTTGGCTAGGTTGCCTGCCTGAGCCATGCGGTTCGGGCCCATCGCGTCCAGGTTCATCTGCTGCTGCCGGACCATCTCGTATTCGGCGGGGGAGAGAAGGCCGCCACCTTGCGGCGCGTTGTATTGCGGCTGGGCGATCTGGCTAGGCTGCGTCGGTCCGGGAACGTCTACCTGCGGGGCGGGGCCCTGGACCTGTGACGGCTGCACGGCCGCGGCGCCGACCGTTGCCGGGGCGGCTGCAGGATGCGTGAGCCGGAAATCTGCCACATCCTGCGCCAGAAGACCCATATTGCGGGCGGCCACCTGGCCCTGGCCGTAAGCAGCGTACTGCTCGGCGAGGGACATCTTCGGGGCGGCAGCAGCGGGTCCGACATTCTGGCCGGGGAACCTGGCCGCGTATTCAGGTGTCTGCTTGTACTCGGCGACCTCATCGGACAGCGACGGCATGTGCGGGCCCTGCATGGGGGCGGCGGAGGCAACGCGAACGTTCGTACCCAGGCTGGGGGTGCCAACCGCAGGCAGATCCTGCCGCTCAACACGCGCTGGGGTGGATGGGTAGGATGCGGCAAGGAGACCCGCCGGGGCCGGGCGCATATCGCGGGCCAGTCCGCGAGCCGTGTCGAGGAGGCTATACTGCTCCGAAGTGGGCATCGGTCTGGGTGTGGGGGTTGCTGTCGCGGCCGGGTTGATGGCCGCCATGATCCCATCGACCTCGTCAGCCTGAGGGCCGTAGCGGCGGTTGATTGATCGTAGCTTAGCCCCGTAGTTCCTGTCTGTCGCATAGCCTCCAGGCTTGCCGTAGTTCAGACCATCAACGGCTTCATCGAATGTCGGGGCGTTGAACGCGCTGCTCCACCTGCGGCCGAGTGTGGAGGCCCAATCCCCGAAAGCTTGGACGGGGCTCGAATAGGAGCGGAAGCGCGCTGGTTGCCTTTTGGGGCCATTAGCCGTGTCCTCCCAGGTGCCGGCGAGCACAGATGGGCCGTTCCAGGAGGAGCCAGCTTTGATGCCGTAATAGTTGTTACCAACGACGCTTTTGCCGTATCCGGTCTCAAGCGCGGCCTGGGAGGCGGCCAGCCTTGCTTGCTGGTCGTTCAGCCCCGCTTCGCGCGCCTGGCGGTACGCATCCTTGACAAATTGTTCACGCCGTGATGACATGCCGAGACTCCAGCTTTTAAAGGATCGATGCGATGAGGATGGCGCTGCTTTTTGCGTCGCTGTTGTTGGCAGTGCCAGCGAACGCAGCGGACGGATTTATAACTGCCGACGAATACCAGGCAGACTTCGCGACCGCCGTTCCCTGTGAACCCGTAGAGGGGCGCAAACTTTGGAAGGGCAAAGAAGCCTTCTACATACAAGCTTGGCTGTTTTACACCGGGCAGAGCGGTGCGCTTGATGACGAGACTGCCGACGCCATCGCCTTCTCGGAGAACACCCCGAAGGTTATGGCCCAGTACGTTGCGGCCTGCGAGTGAGAGTTGTTAGTACCACTGCGCGCCGCTAAGATCCTGAGCTTGGCGCTTGTCCTGACGTTCTTGTCGCCCATCATTTTCGTTCCCTGGGTCTGCTGGCACCTGACCCACGAGAGATATCGACTGGGTAATCTGCTTAGCGAGCGCCGGAGACCCCGCCTCGGCTGCGAGTTCGATACCGAGGACCTCGGCTCTGGCCTTGAGTAGGGCTGAGGTCTTTACGCTTGGGTTCACGACAGCCTGCTCGTAAGCGGTCGCCCAATTTGCCAGCTTCCTTGCCGCGACGGGCTTGGCAAGGATCCGCGACAGAACGTGGCTGCCGGCGACCGTGCCAATGGTCGTCATGGGCGCTGCGACAGCAGCATACGCGCCCGCGCCCGTAATGGCTGACTGAGCCGTCCCGGACGGGTTTGCGAACTGGTTCAATTGCTTGAAACGGCGCGAGACTGTGGCCAGATCATCGAGAGACGATGCCAGATCATCCTTTCCCGTCGTCTTGAACAGCATGTGCTTGCCGGTCTTCGACATCTTGCCGTAGGTGGTCAGGAAGCGATCAGGCGAGAACTTGCCGTCGGCATCGCGCCCCATCTTAGAGACCACGGCGGAGGATATCTCATCCCACGCCTCTTTCCCTACGGCACCCCGTACCTTCATGAGCCCGTTTTGATCGGCGCGAGAGGTGGACCCGGCCATCGCCTCGATCTTGGAGAAGAGGCCTTCATCGGAAGTCTGCTTGCCAAGGACTTTCTGGAGGTCGGCACGCTCGGAGAATTTCTTCGCCGCGAAGGTGTTCGCTTTCTCGAACGCCGACAAAGCTTCATCACCGCCTGACCGCTGCACGGCCGTGCGGAGGTCGTCGGTGAGGGCCCCGTAGATGCTCTTGAGCTCCTTGGAGGACATCCCGGACGCGGCGACCCGAGCGGGGTCTTCGATAAACTCACCAACAGCGGTGCGGAGGTTCTTAATGCCCTCGTAGTTCAGGCCATCTTTTGCCTCGACCGCACGCTGCACAAGTCGTACGGCCTCGCTGTTGCCGGCAATCTTCGCGTTCTCACGCCGCGCCAGGATGTCGCCCGCGACACGAGCCGTCTCCGACAGGGGCGTTACAACGTTCGGGGAGACGAGCTTGTCGACCGCGTCGTATCTGGTGCCGACCTTGCCAGGGATGACATCTTTCGCATGGGCTGTTATCCCCTCTCTGGCCGCAGAACCAGCACTGGCGACGCTGCCGGACCCATATCCCTGCTGGACACGCAAAGCAGCGTCATCAAGCTGGGTGATGGCTTTCTCGGAGGCCTTGCGCAGTGGCGTGCCGCCGAGAGGAACGTTCGTCAGGGTCTTCCCTAGCTGTTGTACGGCCGCGCGGTCGGTCGTGACGGCGCGCGGCAGGTCCACGCCAAGGCGCTGAGCTGCCTCGGCCACCTGCATGCCTTCTGGCTTCTGTCGCACGACGGTCTTCGTCGCGCCTGCCATACGAGAAGCGGGCGACGCAGGGGACATCCAAAAGGCAGCATTCATTCCCTCCCCGATAGCTTCGGGCGTGATGTTGCCGGCCGCGTCTGTGACCTGGAGATCACCAGTGTAGGCGCGGTACGGGGCCGTAATGGCCTGGGCGCCGCTCTCTGCCGCTCCGGTCAACAGGCCGGGGACGGCAGGGGAAAGGGCCCCAGTGGCGGCGTTCTTTGCTATAGGCAGGATCGTTGCCCGTTCCCACTGATTTGCCTGCTCGGGGAGCCTCTGGGTCATGCCCGAGAGCTCCGATAGCAGGCCCTGCGACTCGGGGCTCTCTTGCGCGGCTGGGGCCTCCTCGGGAACTACCTCCGGGAACTTGGACGCGATGAGGCCACGGATCTGCTCGGCCGGCATATCGTCGGGAAAGCTGACCTGTGCGCCATCTGGCATGCGGACTACCGGCATATTATCGCCTCACTTCTTGAAGTAGTCGGAGTAATCAACAATCCCGGCTGGCTGCTGCGCCTGGGCCGGTCCCTTGGACAGTGCCCCGGTTCGCGCACCGATTGCGCCAGCTTTCGTGGCCTCCAGGTCCTTCTCAAGTCCTTCAAGCTTCTTGAGCTGCGTGTCGATGCTGTCGGTTGGCGAAATCTGGTAGCGCTTGGCTACATTCTCGGCCTCTGCCTGCGCCATGCCGGCGCCCGTCAGGTTGCGGACGAGCGCCTCTTTGCCGGTCTCAATACGGCGCCAAATCTCCGCGGGGGCGCCAACACCCGCCGCGAACTGGCCGCGCTCGACCACGCTGTCAATTGCTCCGGACTTGACCTCCTCCTTAATCTTTGGGAGTTCCGTCAGGAACTGGTCGCCAAGGCCGATACGCGCGCCGATTTCGGCCGGCAGCTGAACACCAGTGTTTACGTTCGTTGCGCCGGCGCGTCTGTTTTCCAGCTGCCAGTCGGAGAAGTTCTTGTTGTACCCTTGCGTTTTGGCGAACTCGTACTCCCGCATATCATCGGTCGGCTGCGGCCCCTGCGGTTTGTCACTGAAGTCGGCCAGGACCTGGAATGTATTAGGGTCCACCAGGCGCCCGTTGATTTCCAGCGGCGACTTCGGCTTTTCGGCTTCGAGCTTGTGCTGATAAGCCATTTTCCAGGCATCGCCCGCGGAAAGCGAACCAGACTTCACCGCGTCGGCCAGGTCTGGGTACGACTTCTCAAGGAACTGGACGGTCTTGTTGACCATCTTTCCCATCTGCCGGTCATTGGAGAAGTTAATGGCAGCGCCAGCCACCTGCTCCTGCGCGTTCTTGCCGCCAAGTAGCCCGAGACCCACGCCCATGAGCGTGTCGGCGTTACTGTAAGGGGTGCCGTTGCCCGACATCCAAGAGGGGAGTTGGAACGCCATTTAAAGCTCCTTTAGCCGAACATGCTGCCGAGAAGGCCGGCGCCGGTTGCGCCATAGCCGAGGGCCGTCAAGAACGGGTTTTGGCCGGGGGCCGATTGCGTCTGGGTTCCACCGAGGCTGCCAGCGCCACTCGCTACGCCGTTAAGCCGTGCGATCTGGTCCCACGGCGCCTGGTTCTTCTCGTTGAAGATGCGCAACTTGTCATTCATCTGACGCGTAGCCAGGTCTTCATTCATCGCGCCTATTTTCATCATCGTCTGCCCCGGCTGCTGGAGGCCCTGATAGGCGTCGTCAAGGTTGGCAAAGCCCTGCTGGCCCATGCCGAACATGCTGTTATTGGCGTTCTGCTGCGTGCTTACGCCTGCCTGGCCCATGTTAAACAGGTTGTTATTGGCCGTGTCTCTGCGGTTCTGCCAGTTGTTGTATTCCTGCCCGACCATGCGGCTTGTCAGATCGCCGACCTGGCTTGCAAGGTTGCCCTGGTGGACCGCGCCGCCATACCGGCCAGCACCGCCAGCGCTCATGTTGACGGAGTCGCGGGCGGCCCCCTGGGCTTGGTTCAGTACCTGCTGGAAGGCCGGGTTGGCGTTCAGATCGAACGAGGAGTTGGCCGTGTTCTGCGTGTTGGCCAGCGCGGCGTTCTGGTAGGAGTTGTACGGGTTCTTGGCAAGCCCAGACATGCCGTCCATGGCCTCGCGCTGAGCGCCGCTCAGACCGCCATGGTTGATAATGTCCTGGTACTGGCCAGACGTGCCCGCGCCGCCCATATTGCTCTGAGCGGCGCTCTGCATGCCGCTCATGCCCTGTTGGGTGAGCGGATCCCAGCCGATGACCGTGGAGCCGGTATAGACGTTCTTCTGGCCAGTCGGGTCTGCCTTAAACAGCTTGTTCGCCTGGTTGATACCGGTTTTCAGCGCGCCTTGCGCTGGGCCCCATGGGGCGCTTGATGTGGACGTGGTCGTTTTGTTACCGCCACCGCCGAAGAGACCGCTTAGCCAACCCATGAAGGTAGCCTCCGTTTATCGCATTGGGCTTAAAGGATACATTTCCATAGAAATCAGGGTGACGCGGACGTTTAGAGCGCCGATTGCCTTGATCTTGTCGCCGGCCCGTAGACGGATCGGCATGTCTGAGATAAGCTCAGTGGTTTTTGCTGCCACGGTCTTTGTCCAGATCAGAGAGTCCGTCGTGGTGGCCTGCTCATACCAATAGATCGAGCAGTCAACCGCTCCACCAGTTGGGTTGGCGAAGGCGAAGGACGAGACGATGGTCGGCATGTTGCCGGTTGCCTCGCCAACGTCTGTCAGTGTCGCGCCCGCCAAGTTGAGCGTGACGGGCTGTAAGAGGTTGCCGGCGTAATTTCCCTGAACGCTCATTGGCCACCACTCGGTTGTGCATTGACATTGACGGCGCTAGCGATGGTCCAGGTTGCCGCCGCCGGGATGTTGAGGCGGAACTGATGCAGACGACCGTCCGACCGGAATGGGACAAGGCCGGTGCGGCTATTCGCGGTATTTGCTGTGGACCATGTGACAGGCCCGCCGTGGAAGGCCCTGACGCCGTCTTGGAGCGTAAACTCTGTCGCATCCGTGATGACGCGTGCACCGCTGACGAAAGAGCGTGACAGGCTGTCTATCTCGACCTCTGCCGTATCGATGGTCGCGGCAAGGTTTGAGCCGGTGAAATAGGCCAGTTTGTTTTCATCCGTAAATGTCGCGAAGGTCGGACGTCCACCAGAGAAGATGCGGCTATCGTAGGGCTCATTTACCGCGTCGATGTTGGCGTAGAAGGCGTCCAACCCATCCCAGGTGATGCCGGGGGTAGTAAGCGCGACCATCTCGCCAACCTGCAGGTCTGTGGTGCACCAGCGGTCAAGCTGCCAATCGTAGCCGAGGCGGTTAAAGGTGCCGTTAGGAACGCGGTATCTCCACCAGACGATCTTCTCGAACGGGTCCGCCACACCCTGCACATCGGCGAGGTACGTCTGATCGACCTGGTCGAGGAACCAGCGGTCCACACGCTCTGCCCCGATAGGCTGGCGCTCAACGCCCCCGAAGAAGCCATCTTCCGAGAGGTAGAAGAACCGGCCGGGCCCGATAGAGACGATTGAGCGGGGGGCCAGCGTGCCCTGCTTCGGGTTGAGCACGGTTCTCGTGAATGTGAAGCCTGACGACGGGGAGAAGGGGAAATACTGCATACCCTGCCGCTGGATGACGGTAAAGCCGCCCTGCTCGCCAAAGCCGCCCATGACCTCGTCGCCCTCCGGCAACACCTGTAGGTCCGAGCCGCTCTTGCCGATAGTCCAGTGCTCGATATCGTTCAGGCCGCACCAGCGAACCGTCTTCTCGCCGCTGGCGCCCTCGAGATAGCCGAGGACGAGGAAGTCGCCCGACACCCACGAGTATTTCGCGCGCGGAGGCGATCCGGCCAACGTCGAGCACACGCCACCGCTTCCGACATCGTAAACCTGGATGAGGTCGTTCAGATTGTGGATGACCAGTTGGTCGCCGTAGCGCGTCATGGTCCAGCTGTCGTTGAGGGGGACGTTGTAGGGGCCGGCCGGGCCGTTGATGTTCGTCCATGTGAAATTGGTGGTGTTCAGCCGGAAGAGATTGTTTCTGGTGCCGGCAACGATCTCGTATTGTCCCGACGCCGTCCTGACAACGGTAGCCCCCAGGCATTCATCCCCGAGAGACTCGGAGATGGCGTTGGCGCTAGGCATCGGTCCCCACCCGTCAGCAACAGGCAGGGCGTTGACAACGTTATTGCTGCTGCCGATGTCGTAAACGCTCTTGTCTGGCGCGAAGACCGGGAATGGGATGATCACGGCGTCACCCCCTGAATGCGCGTGCCAGCTTTGGCAAGGTTTGCCAGGGTGTCGGAGGAGTTCAGGCCGTCGATGAACGCGGTCACCAGCGCTGCAGAGCGGCTAAATAGGTCGTTGTCCTTGGTGAACATCGCCAGCTGCATCAGGCCGGCATGCAGGTAAAGGTTGGGCTGCTTCGTCAGGAGCCAATTCGTCGGGGCGGCGTCCGAAAGGTTCGGTATCGCCTGGTAATAGGTGAGTTCGATGTTGTTCGAGGACAGCGGGAACATGTAGAGGCTCGACCCTATGATGGTGAAATCACTGGAGAGCCCGCTCGCGCGGTCGGAATATTCCTGGTCGGCATAGGTCGGGGTGACGTATTGCAGGTCACGTCGGCGCGAGGCCAGCTCGACCACACGCCGATACTGCAGATAGTCGGTGGGGAGCGTGCAGACACCGCTTGTCGGGACAAGGCTGGTGATTGCCATCATCTCGCGCAGACGCAAAGGGCTGACGCCACCCTGTCCCTGGTTGAACATGGCCGTCGAGAACTCGATAAACGATGGGAGGTAGCTCGTCAGGTCGCTACGCGCAGACCAGTCAGCAAGTGCCGTCTGCAGCTCTGTATAGTTCATCAGAACTTCCCTTCATGGGTGCGAAAAGCGCGGTTGTCGCCATCGTTGAGCCAGCGCGAGAGGTATTTCTGGTCCCGCTGCCTGTTTGCTTCTTCGAGGCCGGAGTTGTAGACGGTGTCGAGCGGGATCGAGGCCACCCGCACCCAGTCGCCAAAGTTCCGGGCCTGCGTCTCGTTGCGAATGGCGGCGTTCTGGTCGATGATCTGGTCAACGGGCGTATCAACGCGGAAGGTCATCCGGCCGTCAGCCTCATGCTTGACCCACACGCTGCGCCCCGTCGCAAAGTTGTGATCGAATAGGGTGAAGTCGCCATCACGGATCTCAGTCATCGAGCGCAATCTTTGCCTTGCCGAGGTTGACGGCCGCAGCCGCTTCCTTCTCGGGCAGTGAAACAACGGTTCCTGCCGGGATGCGCACGCCGGCGGCGTCCCAGTAGTCGTATTCGAGGCGGATCTTGATTTGCTTTGCCATTCCAAATCTCCCAAAGGAAAAGGGGCCAGCGATTGCCAGCCCCTTGCAGGTTTCGATGATGAATACCGATCAGGTGGAAGCGGTCAGACCAAACAGGTCGGCCACTACGCCGTGTGCGCCTTCATTAAGCACTTCAAGCGTGCCTTCGCCGAGGATCATGCCCTTCGTTGCATCGCCGGTCTTGGCGAGGTTCGGATCTTCCTGAATGGGGCGAAGATTGCCCCACTTGAGGTAGTCCGGCGTCAGAAGGAAGGCATTGCGGGCAACGCCGGCCGAGGACGCCATGACGCGGTTCGGCTTGACCAGGACCTTGCCGAACGGACCTTCGTAGACATCGGCCGTGCCAACGATGGTGTTTTTGCCCTTGCCGTCAGCAGCGTAGCGGAAGGCCGCAACGTTGGTGTCGGACATGAAGGTGACGAACACGCTCTTGACGTAGGGAGATACGATGACATCCGAGAAGTCAGCGCCGTTCTGGTAGCCAGACTGCATGACGGTATCGAGTAGGGCCTTGGTGAAGGCGCGCTGCGTGCCGTTGGTTGCTGCGACAGTCAAGCCAGTGCCCGAGCTATAGCCGCCGTTGGCGCCGGTAGCACCACGGGAGACGTTGGTGGTGAGCCAGGACGGCAGGCCACCGAGGACGCGGGTTGCGCCGCCGACAGATGCCGTGTTGGAGACAATCGCCAGCTCAATGTCCTTGCGGACGTGAATGGCGGACTTCACCTTCTGCTCAGCAATCTTTTCGACGCTGCCGGCGTTGTCGATGGCTTCCTGCGTCTTGGAGACAACCCAACCTTCGCGGAAGATCTGCGTGCGGTTGGAGACGCGCGTCGGCACAGTGATTGCCGAGTATGCGTATTCGTCGCCTTCAAGCTGGGCGTTGGCGGCAGGAGCACGAAGCGTGTCGATTTCCCACTCAGGGCGGGTGTTCGAGCACTTCGTCTTGCCGATCATGGAGTAGATCGGGGTATCCTGCGGGGTGATGCGGGATACGATGTCCGAGAGGTCTTCACGGTTGCCGACCGCAGAGGTCGACTGGAAGGTATTTGTTACGACGGCCATTTGGGTTTACCTTTTCTGAGTTGCGAGATAAGCGGCCACCCCGTCTTTGAGGGAGCCAGACGATTTCAAACGGGTCATCGCAGCTTCAGCGACCCGGCCACGCTGTTCATTCGGGGCCAGGCGTTTGCTACCGGTCTGGACCGGCGGCTTGTCGGCAATCTTCTTAGGGACGACGGTCTTGGCAGATGCCTGGAGTCCCTTAAGCTTTCCAAGGTCGCGAAGGACGAGGATCAAGCGGTGGTCTGGGACTGACTCCAGATCCTGTTGGCTGATCCCGTATTCCGCTGCTGTCGACACGAGCGAACCGATGAAGCTATCACGCTGCTTCGGGTCGTTCAGTTCTGGCGCCTTGGAGCGGAGCGTGTCCCATTCCCGCGCAAACTGCTGCTGGCGTTCTTTCTCGGCCAACTGCTGTTGCTGTTCGCGGACCTGGTGCATCTCCTGTTGGATGCGCTGATAGTCGGCCAGTTCGGCGTCGTACCGTGCCCTTGCCTCGACGTAACCCAGGGGATCAACCTGGAGCATGTCAAGTGTCGGCTGTTGCGGCATCCTGGTCTGCATGACCTGAAGCGTCAGATCACGCGCGTTTGCCAACTGCTGTTCGTACTGCGATAGGTTAGCGCGGTATTCCTCGGTCTGCTTTGCCGTTTCAGCAAGCGCCTGGTTCTTCCGCGTGTAATCCGCCTCGCGAAGATTGCCTCGTTTGAGTTCAGCGATGGTGGTGACGGTTCCGTCTTCGAGCTTGACCTTGCCGTTGTCACTGACAAACCGGCCAGAGTCAGTCTCATCAGTCCCGTCGTCCTCGCCTTCCTCGGCGTGATCTTCTGCCTGCGTGTCGCCGTCTTCTTCTTCCTCTTCGTCAGAAAGTTCGGCCTCTGCGTCTACTTCCGGTTCTTCGGGTTCCGAGTGGTCATCGCTGACTTCATCCACCGAGCCGGCTGCGTACGCCTTGATAGCGTCGTCAAGAGACAACGGGCTATCGTCTCCACCAATCCCTTCCGGGGTGTTGGTATCCATGAATTTCTCCGATTTTTGCTATGCCAGACCTTACGGCGTCCTGGCGTTGGTTGCGGCTAAGCTGCCGCTATCCTCTTGGTGAGCTTCGAGGCAGTAACGACGCCCCTTAGCTTGCCGTCGAGTGAGTCCAGCGCCCTGACGAGCGCCTGATTGTCCCTGATGGCCTCGGCATCTGTCGCTACGACGGAAACGAGTGCTTCCAGAGCCCCCTTGCGGAGCTCCGATACGGCTGCCTTAAACACCTCGTCATTCAAGATCCGGTCGGCCGCGAGTGCGCTTTCTTGGATATCCATCAGGCCACCATAAGGAGCATCATCATCTCGTCGTCCTCCTCGTCCTCGATCGCCTTGATGATGGCGAGCTGGATGGCGGCATAGAGAAGATGATCGTCCGGGTTGTTCTCGATGCGAGAGATTGCTTTATCGACCTGCCGGTAGACGACAGGCGGGATGCTTTCGGCGAAGATACCGGCCAGGCTGATGATCTTTTCCGCCACCTCACGCTTGACCTTGCGGGTCTTGGCGCGGGGCTTCTTGATCTCGGCCTGTATGACCTCTTCGATTTCGGCCAGTTCCGGTATTTCTGGAACGAAGGCCGGTGTTCTTGTCGGCGCGTCATCACCCCGACGAGGAATGCCGACAGTGCCCTGTGCGATGTAGGTTAGTGTTGCTGCCGAGCCAGCCAGAGTGACCGCTCGGCTATCTGCGGTTAACGTGTATCCGCCAATTGACGGCGTGTATGTCAGCGTCGCCTGCTGCCCAGAGACAGCGATGGCGTTTGTGTTGGCCGCTAGCCTGCGCGACACCCTAAAGCTCGCTGACGCGCCCGTGAGGCTGATTGAGCCGCTATTGGCGGTCAGACTGTAGCCACGCCTCAGCGCTGCCGCCGAACCGGTGAGCGCCACCCCCGCAGTATTCGCCGAGAGTAGGCGATCTGCCCTTAAGGTGGCGCTCGTCCCGGTTAGTGTGACGGCTGCGGTGTTCGCCGTGAGCGTATAGGCCCCAGCCGCAGGCTCCTTGATCTCCACCCCGAAGCAGATCGAGTCCGTCGAGACGCCCGTCCAAGTCTGCGTGGTGCTGGGCGAGGTCGTGTCATAGACAACTGCAAAGCGGATGTTGGTTGCGATCTGGCTGTTCGTCAGTGACGTGTAGCCAGTCGGTATGGTGACGTTAGAGCCGCCAGCGTTTCCTGCGTAGAAGCCAAGAGCCGCAGACGTACCAGCGTAGGCCGACATCGTGACCGATGGATCGCCCGCAGCGTTCGTGCTGATCTGGAAGTTCGAGAAGTCCGTGCCAGCCCCGGAGATCGAGACAATGGCGAGACCGACCTGCGTCGACCCCGTAGAGCTTGCCGTGACCGTCCTGGCCGCCGGGCTGCTTTCGACAACCTGATACCAGAGCTTGGCGGTGATGTTGCCGAAATCCGTGCCCGAAGAACCGACCTGTGTCCAGGTGTTGCCGAGCGTGTCGGATATCGTTGGTATGTCAGCAGCCGTGGGCCGTGCCGTTGCGAAGGCGAGCAGCAGGTTGCCGGCTGTCGGCGTGAAGCTTGCCGTCGTGACAGATGTTGCCGTAGCCCCAACCGCTGGGGTGACGAGGACCGGCGTACCGATGGCCATGTTATGCGATCGTCAGAATGGACGCGCCGAAGTCAACGGTGAAGGTTTCCGTATCGGCAACCGTGATGGAGCTTCCATAGTCAAAATAGCCGATCAAGGCGTCCGCAGGGCTGGTCGCCGTGTCGTTGTAGAGCACGACGTAGCGGAATGGGCCTACCGACGCACCGGAGGCCGTAAAGACCTCATCAGCGGCCGCCAGCGTGCCCGTGCCGGCCGTTTCCGTATAGGTGACGCTGTCCAATGTCAGCCCACCACCCGCACCGCCCGTATAGCCACCGCCCGTGGACAGCTGCGTGATGTCGGCCAGCACCGTATGCGTAGCCACATTCGGCGCCGCGTTGGTCAGGGCGATCTTTAGCGTGGCCGTGGACAGGTTGTGCACGCCCTTGCCGAGCTGCTCTTTGAAGTCCTGGTAAAACGTCAGCGTGGAAGCGGGCATTGTTAATCCTTTAACGCCTGAGTGCCAGCCATGATGGCGTCGGCGATCCGACCCCTATGCATAATCGGCGCGTCGACCATGCCGCGCCAGTCGAACTCGTATCGGATAGTTGCGTTTCGGGCTACGTCTGCGCAACGCCGGCGTTCAACTACGACGGCGCGGGCGATGAGGCCAGCGACGGTCACCTCGCAACCCTGATCCACGTTCTGGGACCAGAACTCTTCTTCAAGCGCTCTGGCCGTCGCCGTGATATCGTCCGGCATCGGGCTAACCATTAGTTCACCTGTACCGTGTAAGTTTTACCGTTAGGGCCGGTAATCGTCTTGGCCCGGCCATTCGACTCCATGAGGGCGCTGATGGCTTGCATCATGCGCTCCATGCTCTGCGATACGGTGTTGGCGCGCTCGTCCTCGCGACTAACGACGCCACCACCTTCGGGCTTTTCCTGCAGGCCAAGCTTGATCAGTTCGAGTTCACGCTGCTGCGCCATCTTCTCGCGCTCAAGCTGCTGCTGCTTTTCGAACTTGGTGAAGTCGTACTGGAGCTTTTGCGACTCCAGCATGCCGTTCTTCTCAAGTTCAGCCTGCTTGACCTGGATGTCGGCCTGCATCTGGGCCGCTTCTTTCTGCTGCGAAGCTTGGATCTTCTTGTCCTCGATCGCCATCTGCATCTGCATCTCTGGCGGGGGCTGACCGGCGGCCTGCTCGGCCTGCTGGATGGCGCCTTCGACATCTTCCTCATTGATCGGCGGGTAGAACTGCTCGGGCGATTTTAGCCCAGCGCTCTCGGCGATCTTCATCAGCGTGTTGTGCACGAACGGCAGCAGCTCGACAGCCTTGCGGGTCATGCCCGCACCAGCATAACGGTCCATCAGGCCCATTTGGTTTGCAAGCACGCCGTTCAGCATCGCCATGTCACGGTCACGTGAGCCAGTGCCGAGTCCGACATTGATCGTCACATCCATGTCTGCGTTCCAGGGGCGAGGATCGACCTCCACCCACTCGTCGCCGGTCATGCGGACCATCATCGGCCGGTCCTGGTGCTTGATCAGGAGGCGAAGAATGCCCCGGAAGACCTTGCGCCAGCCAAGCTCTGCCATGTTGCGGGCAATCAGCTCGATCTTGGAATAGGCTGCGTCCTGCGCGTTCTGGTTTGCCGTTGCCGTCTGGTTCTGCAGCGCATCAGGGTCCAGCGCCATCGTCTGACGCGAAACGCCCGTGCGGCGGGTGATAACCTCGTCCTGGTAGGCAATGGCCTCGAACGCGTAATTGGCGACGAAAGGCGTAGCGTGTGGGATGATCGGCTGCGAACCTGGCTTCTTCAGGATGATGCCGCCGAAGGTCGGGTTGGTCAGCTCGTCCGGGTTCAGGACGGCGCCGTCATCGACTTCCTTCTGCGGCAGGTTGGTCGCATAGATGTTGTCGAGCGCCTGGCGAAGCAGCACGGTTTTGACGCGCTGCACGTCCATCGTCTGGTCTGCGATCGAGCGGGCATCCCACCGATGCGGGACAGGATCACACGGGATGTCGTAGAAGATCGGCTCGTCTTCCCACACTTCCCATTCGAGAAGCACGCCACCGTCCTTGTTGCCGCCGTAATAGGCGTGAACGGTCTCGGCCAGTCCATCGCCATCCACGTCAACCTTGAACTGGCATTCGTAGAGGTCGACCAGCTCCGTAGCGTTGTCGGCAGCGCTGGCCTCGCCGTCCATGGTGTTGTCGCCGCGTGAAGCCTGCTCTGGCTCCAGCATTTCAGACGAGAGAGACAGAGACTCCACCTTGCTGCGCTCGAAGCCCATCTCCACGAGGTCAGAGCGGGTCAACTGCTTGCGATGCGCAAGGAAGCGAGCATCGTCAATCGTCGTCGCGTCCGGGTCGATATAGAAGTCTTCGCCCGGGATTACGTCAACCTTGACGCAGCCATAGCTCTTGACGCGGCTGATTTTGATGTCGTGCGTTCCATCTTCGTTCTCAGTATGCGTCTGGACCTCTACGCCTTCATCTTGGATGAGGGCGGCCAGCTGATCGACAGAGAGGCCGGTATGCGTCGTGACCTCGCTCTTCTCGGTCGCGTCCCACCACGCCTTAACGATACCGTTGCCGGTCATCAGGCCGTCATGCGTGGCGTTGTAGAGAATGCGGTAACCGTCGTTCTTCTTCCAAAAGACGTAGTTCAGCGCGTCGGTCGCCTGCTTGGCGTTCTGAATGTCCTCGGGTCCAACAGGCTCGGCCTCTGCCGTCTTGTCGGATGCCGTGAACACGCGCAGAATGCCAGGCAACATCCAGCCCATCGTATCGGCGAGATCCAAGCTCACAACAGACGAGCGGCCAGCCTCTGGGGGCGTGTCGGTCATCTCACCGTTGAAGTATTCCAGGGCGCGGGTGCGCTTCTTCGATAGCTCCGAGCGGTCGCTGCCATTGGCCAGGCGGATTTCCCGCGTGACGATGGTGCGGATCTCATCGTCTGACAGTTGCTTCTTCGCCATCTATGTTTCCTGTATCCGCGAGATGCGGTTGAGATATTGCGCATACTGTCTCGCAGCAGACTGGGCGAGACCGCCGTCGGGGTTTGGGATCTCCTGGCTTGCTTGCCGTTTGTATTCTTCCACCCGAGCGGCGACGCCACGATTAGCGGCAGCGGTCAGACGCTTGTTCTCTTCGGCCAGTTCCCAGACCGCAGCGATTAGATCTTCGCGGCTCAAGGTCTCGATGTCCTGCCCGTCGAATGTCAAAATGGTTTTCATGTTCAATCCACCTGTTCGTAAGGCTCAACCTCGGAAAACCGAGCGCCTTCTCTGCACGGCCGCCAAGCGTCACCGTCGTCCGTCTTGACCTTGTATTCGCAGCGGATGAGGTGTAGCCCCGGGGCACGGGGCGAACCCTCACCCCAGACATCGCGGAAGATGTAGATCTCACCGTCGTGCTCGTAGCGGCGCTGTTCAGCGATCCTGCGGTTGTTGCTCATATCTTAAGCACCCCAGACATATACAGAACGAATAGCAGGCCAGCCACCCGCGCCAGCGCGTAACCACCCTGCGCGAGCAATGGCTTCCGTGCGGTCATCGCCCCAGGATTGAGCGCGCCGACGATGAACACGAACCAAGCCGCCACAAACTGGACGGCTATGTATGTGATTAACCATGCAGACATGCTACACTGCCCTAAAGTTTCGTTTCGGCATTGAGGTTGAAGTCTCGCCGCTCTTCGCGTGGCGTTTCATCATCAAGGCGTAGCGAGACGCGGAAATCACGTCGTCGCGCTCCTTGACGATCTTGCCGTCCTTGCGGTGGTAGAGCCTGAACTCCTCGAACCAGAGCGGGCAGGTGCGGAACACCTTCCAGCGCCCCGTCTGCATTCGCTGCAGCATGTCGGAGATGCCAGCCTCTACGCCGTTCGTTCCATCATCGAATGTCGCACGCTCTTGCAGCAGGTCGAGACCTTGCTCTCTATACTGCGTTGCGAGCTGCTCACCCGAACCCTTATCGTGCTGCAGGCCATCGTGCGGCCATGACCACGGCAACCACTTGCCCCAGGGCTTGAGTGATGCCGCGTGAATGATCGGGGTCGACTCGCGCTGTCTGTATTCCTTCGTGATGTAGAAGACGTCCGCGTCACGATCCCAGGCGCAGCCAACAGCGCCGAACGGATGGTCGTAACCAAAGTCCATGCCGCCGATCTGCACCCAGTGCTTGGGGATCTCGAACGGGTCTACCGTAATGCTCTCCTCCGATACCGGGAAGATGCGGCCCGAGCCCAGAGACGGCACACCCTTTGTTCTTGCTTCCCGCTCATGCGCAGGGTAGCTGTCGATGATGCGCTTTCGTTCTTCCGCGCTGTAGTGCTCCGCGTCGTCAATCGTCATGGTGATGACGCTACGCTGCAACGCGCCGGG